TGGGTTGATAACTCGTAAACTGGTAAACCGTTCCAGATCGTCGAAGTAACGATATCTCCAGTAACTACCGGCCATGTTGCCATTTTTGCTCCTTAATAAGACAGCGAATCGATACCGATTCTGCCGTATTCTGTTCCGATTATAAACCCATCGATAATACTTTCTAGGGTAACGAAATTAACTATAAAGCTGTTCGGCGTAATTCGATTAGATACTCCGAATATCTGTAAAGTCTTCTCCAAGTAAGAGCCGCCCGGTTGCGTAGTTTTAACCGTGATCGGATCGAAGAAGTCGAGATCTAAAGCGGCAATAATGCCGGCGTTATAATCTGGGGTATAAAGATCCAGCTGTAAAGAATCACAGCGGACGGTCGTTTCTTGACGGCTAGCGACATAGGCTCGGGCATAATCCAAAGCTTCGGCATCGGTTTCCATTAGTAGGTTATCGACGTAGTAGCTATGAAGAAAATACTTATCGATCGAATCTTGGTTAGTCGATACTTGGGCAGTTCCGCCGGATCTAACTACGGTGGCTTTATTAAAGACTAATACGTCATTTAATACCCATGCCGCATCCTTATAGGTAATCCCAGTACCATCATCGCTAAATAGAATAGGAGTACCGGCGATAGAGCTTACGGTTACATCCCGATCTTGAAATACGAAAGAGCCAGTAGCATCGACATAGAAAGCCCCGTACTCGGTCGTACTAACTGTCTGGCATGCTGATAAAGCTGTTCGCTGGGTTCCCGGATCATTCTGAACATGGGTTAGCCCGGCATCGACATCCCGCATCGAGTTGGGCCATTCGATCTGGTCGAGGATCTGATTAATTCGAGTACCTGTTAGATCGCCAGCTGTAGCACCTGTAACCGTACTAATCTGGGCATTCTGGGCCAATCTAAGGGCATCTACGGCGGTGATCGTAGTAAGTGTTACATCTGTAGCTTCTTGCGGTTGAGTAGTCAGATAACTAGTAATAAATCCAGAAAAGATCGGATAAGTAACGCCCGAGTAAGTAGCGGTTATCTGAACCTTACGCATCGGGCTAAGAAGCTCATAATACGGGCTAGAAGGATTCTGCGGATTAAAGTCGCCGTTTTGGTCCACGATCCTTAGTGTTAGCTGACCGCTTTGAAATTCATCCGATACAGCATCTCGGCCCCGACGGGTTTTAATGTAATCGATCTGATCTGATACATCCACGATAACAGCTGCCGAATCTGCGAAGATGTTAGTACCGAAGATACCTGAATCGATTAAGCATGCTTGGGCAAAGCCGGGACCAGTTGAAAAGTTAATAACGGCGTTTACGGTAGGTACGGCCATTACGGTAAGAATCCTGCCGGCATTAAATCGCCATTCTGGCGATAGATTCTAAGTAGAGCATCTTGGATCGCATTATCTACATCTTCTAAACCTATGATAGATCCTGCGCTATTTAGATTAACGGTAATCTCTGGAGTTCCGCCACTTGATCCGCTGGCGTTCGATGGCATGTATCGCTCACCGTAAGCTCCCATAGATCCATAAAATTCAGACGGAGATGGAATGCTATAACCTTCTTTAACGGTCGTACGTAACTTCTCTAAATAAGTAGGGATCGATTCATTTGTAATCCGATCAGCTTCTTTAATAATACCTTGCGTAATAATCGTCTGAACAGCTGGCGGAGTAGGTGGCAAAGTAACGCCGGCTTTTTCTAAAGCGGCACGTTTATCCATGTAAGCAGCTATATCGGCAAAGGTACTCTTAGTAGTTAAAGCTGCTCCGGTGAAAGCATCTGTTAAAGCTTTAGTAGCTTGGGCGGCCTGTAATTCAGCGTTATACTTCTTTGACAGAGCATCATTATTATCTAGGATCGCTATTTGAGCCTTTAGACGTAACTTAGTTTCTTCATCGGTAGCTTGGTTAAGAGCCGTCATTAATCCGATTCGCTCTAAGTCGAATTTATCTTTAAGTTTATCTGTTTCGGTTTTAGCCTTTAATAAAGCATTTTCTTGGGTACGGTAAGTAACAGCTGTTTTAATGCCCTTCGCTTCTTTAATGCGATCGGCTATGCGCTTCTGAGCTAGAGCCCGGTTTTCTTCCATGCTGATAGGTTGCTTAGGAGCCGTAAGAATTCCAGTTACTAAACCGCCAGCAAATAATTTAGCAAGAATATCGACCTTGCCGGATCTTAATAAGAGTAGAGCTATAACCGCTTGAAACGCTGGGTTAGATGCTACATCGCCAAAGCCTTTAATCATCTTGGCCAGATTAGTCGTAACGTTAGCGATATTATTAGCCAGATTCTCCATGCTATCGCCTACGGATTGGATGGACTTATCTTTGCCTAATACCTCTAAAGCATCGATTAAACCTTTACCGATCGTTTCGCTGGCATTAGCGGCGTAAACATTTAATAGATCCATCTTGCCGGCGTATGTACTTAATCGAGCCGTAGCTTGTCCAGCGAACTTTTTATTAAGTTCATCCATGATCTTATTCATGTCGCCACTTGCCAAAGTTGTCTTACTTAGTCCGGCTCCTAAACGGGTTAGAGCTGTAGTCTGCCCGGAAAATCCCTTAGCCAAAGCGGCCGATACTTCTTCTACACTTTTACCAGTAGCCGCCGACACATCTAAAGCAATAGCTAAAGCCTTCTGGCTAGCTGTTAGATCTCCGCTGGCTGTAATTAAAGTCTGGAACGCTGGCCGTAATTGATCATCTAATACGCCATAGGTTTTTTGTAATTTAGCGATATACATTTCAACGCCGGGAGCTGCGAATCCTAAATTAAGATTCTTTAACTGTACTTCTAAAGCCTTAGCTGCTCTCTCATCTGCTACGAATGCTTTAACGGCATTCTTGCTATAACTAAGAATCTTAGAAGCTGCGAATACGCCAGCGAAAGTCTTACCTAAAGTCTTAACCGACTTATCGAATGCCGATACATCTTTATTAGCCTTCTTTAAGGCTTTGCCGTTCCATTCGGCTAAGGCCGATACGACTACATCTGCGGTCTTCATGCGGTCCGCCTTTTACCATTGAACTTGCCTACTACTGTATTAATAGCAGTAATAACGGCTGGGATAACTTTTCCGTTATCTTCTGCCCATGCTCTATAAAGTACTCGGCCCTTCTGTTTACCTGCGCCCTTAAAGTTAGTCTGCCCGCCCATAGATGCTATAAATTGCGCTCCAGCGTTCGGGTTAATGCTGTTGGAGTTAGGCGATCCATTCGGATTAATTCGCCCGGCCATTTCGTAGATAGTTCCAGCTGCTCTAGCGTTGCGAACATAGAAGGCATTAGCAAAGCCGTATTGGTTTTTCTTGGTTTTGCCAGAAGAATACTTAATACCGTTTACAGCTAGAGCCTGATCGTAAAACGGAAAGGCCCGGTACTTCTGCTCTTTAGTTACGTTAATACGGGTCCAGCCAGATAGCATCTGCGAATTGCTAGGCAGATAACCTCTGGCCTTATCCCGTACTGGAATCATTACGGCAGCTATCTCTTTAGTAAATTCTTTATTCAGCTGCGGATCAAGTTCTTTTAGATCTCGCTGGAGTTCTTTAACGCCGGTTACGTTTACTGGCATTTTTGATCTCCTTTGCTCTATCGTTTAATACTTGAATAATATGCCGGAGCATATCTTCGTCCATTTCCATAAATTCTCTAGGCGGTATAGAAGTTTCTACCGATAGAGCCGCAATCGTGTAAGCCATCGAGTTGCGGTCTATGGCTATTTTTTTTCTTCTAGTACCTCTACAGATTCTAAAGTATCTACGAACTCTGGACCGAAAGTAGGAACCGTTGCGCCGGATCTTCTAAGGGCTTCCCAAGCTAACCAAAATATAGAGGTCTGCTTTTCTGTTTCCCGAAGCTCCTTAGAGATACCGGCCTTATGTACTAACTCGAAGGCATACTCGATACCCGGTGTAATGCGATGCTCGCTTACTTCTCCGTTAGCCCTTGTTATCTTTAGTTTTGCCATTAGTTATCTTCTCCTTAGAAGCTTCCAGTAGTTGCGTATGCGACGGTGCTGTTACATGTAAAAGTAATCGAAGCGTTATTAATAGATGCTACATCTCCGTTAATTGGAGTTAGGTTATTAACTAGGATCGATACGGTGTATAGAGGATTAGTTGCGCTTACAGCTGTTCCTTTTACTGGAAGTAACGTAGCGGTAATAGTAGTACCGTAGTTAGTCTGTAAAAGGGTAGTAATCTGAGAAGCAGCAAAATCGTTAAAGAAGTCTAGAGT